CAATATTTTTGTCCTATGCCCTGGACTGGCCTTATGTATAATTTTGATGGTACAGTAAAAAATTGTATTCGTAGTGATGATCGATTAGGTAATATTAACGATACTCCTGTAGAAAACATACTTTTAAGCCCCAAGAACACGGGCAAACAAACTAACATTATCAACCGGCAACCTGCCGTAGGATGTCACACTTGTTACAATTTAGAGCGAGGCAAATCAGGGTTTGACATAATTAGCGATAGAATTTTCTATATGCGAGAATTTAAACATATACCAACAGATACATATCAATCTAACAATTTCGATCTACACACAATTGATGTTCGCTGGACCAATTTATGCAATTTTGCTTGTGTGTATTGTAGTCCAGAATTTAGTAGCAAATGGGCAGATGAGTTATCATCTAACATTGAACGCCCAAGCGAAGAACAATTAGCCAAATTTAAACAATATATCTTTGAACATGCAAAAGATCTTAAGCACGTTTACCTAGCCGGAGGCGAGCCGTTGCTAATGAAGGAAAACTTAGAGTTACTCAGAGAATTAAACCCCAATGTTAATCTTAGGATAAACACCAATCTTAGTAAAGTCGACACTGGGGTGTTTGATGCTGTTAGTCAATTTAAAAATGTTCATTGGACTGTGAGCATAGAAACCACCGAAGATGAATTTGAATATATACGGTTTGGGGGGAAGTGGCAAGACTTTTTGGATAATTTAAATAAGATTAAACAACTAGACCATAAGATAAGTTTTAATATGTTATGGTTCCTGTTAAATCACAATACAGTTTTTGATTGTGTAGATTATCTGAAAGGGTTAGGTTTTCACAATAACAGTTTTATCATTGGCGCATTATTAAACCCAGAATACCTAAACATTAGACATTTACCAGATAATGTGTTAAACTTGCTAAAGATAAAACTAGAATCAAAAATTAACGAACAGCCTGGGTATCTGCTCGAAGATAGTTATAAAAATATGTTACACTATATAAACCAACCATTTGAAAAAAACTTATCAAACTCTTTTGAAAAATTAGCCGTAATGGATCAAAGGCGTGGAGTAGACAGCAGTAAGATTTTTACAGAATTATACAAACTTAAAGAAGGAAATTAACATGGCAAATAAACCGTTTGATGTATCAAAATTTCGCAAGGAAATTACTAAGAGTATTGACGGACTTAGTATTGGATTTAATGATCCTACAGATTGGATTAGCACAGGTAACTTTGCACTAAACTATCTTATCTCAGGCGACTTTAACAAAGGTATTCCACTGGGCAAGGTTACTGTATTTGCAGGCGAATCTGGTGCAGGTAAGTCGTATATCTGTTCAGGAAACATTGTTAAGAACGCACAGGATCAAGGAATCTTTGTTGTGTTAATCGACACAGAAAATGCACTGGATGAAGATTGGCTCAGAGCTCTTGGAGTTCAGACAAGCGAAGATAAACTTCTTAAACTTAATATGGCCATGATCGATGATGTGGGCAAAACTATCGCCACATTCATGGCTGACTATAAAGCGTTGCCCGACGGTGAGCGACCAAAGGTATTATTTGTAATTGACTCTCTTGGTATGTTATTAACTCCTACCGACGTTAATCAGTTTGAAGCCGGCGATATGAAAGGCGATATGGGTCGTAAGCCTAAAGCACTGACTGCCTTGGTTCGTAACTGCGTAAACATGTTTGGTAGTTACAACGTAGGACTAGTAGCAACAAACCACACCTACGCAAGTCAAGATATGTTTGACCCTGATGATAAAATTTCAGGCGGTCAAGGCTTTATCTATGCGTCAAGTATTGTAGTTGCTATGAAAAAAATGAAACTCAAAGAAGACGAAGATGGCAACAAGATTTCAGATGTAATGGGTATTCGTGCAGGTTGTAAAGTTATGAAAACTCGCTATGCTAAACCGTTTGAGGGCATGCAAGTTAAGATTCCTTACGAAACAGGTATGAACCCTTATAGTGGATTAACTGACTTAGCAGAGAAAAAAGGCCTGCTTAAGAAGGACGGAAATCGACTAATGTTTGTTACTTCAGATGGTGAAATTATCAAACAGTTCCGCAAAGCCTGGGAATCCAACGAAGATGGGTGTCTAGACAAGGTTATGTCAGACTTTGCAAATCAAAAAGAAACGGTAAGTACTGAAGACGAAGCTACGGAGGAATAAGAATGTCAGTAGAATTAGCAAAAGAAATTTGGGATGAACTCAAGCGTTATGTCAATTCGGTTGACCGCGATGATGCAGCAGAAACATTAGTAAGTGTGCTCATTGATAACGACTGCAATGCAGATGATATTAAAGAAACATTTAAATCAGATTCATTTATAAAATCTGCGTTAAAGCACTATCTTAAAGATCATCAGGATGAAGAAGACGATGATGACGATGACGACACTAGTTATTATACCGATCCTGATTACGAGGATGACGAGGACTATTAATGTGGTATAGTCGAGTTACCAGCGATCTTGCTAACATTCCAGATTTTGTTGCTCACTACGAAAACGAACTGGAAGATGCTAGGCGCGATGTGCGTATCGGCGGGCTAGTCGAAAAGAACATAACTGCATTGCCTGGCATCACCGAACACAGATTTAATCAGCTACAGGAAATCGAAGCAGTACTAAATTATCTCAACATACAGTTACGCAAGATTCGCCGCAAGCACTTTCAAAAGTACTTAGAAGGGTACGCTCGCTCATTAAGCAGTCGTGACGCCGAAAAGTATGTTGACGGCGAAGACGAAGTAATTGAATTTGAAACATTAGTCAATGAAGTAGCATTATTGCGTAACCGATATTTGGCTATTATGAAAGGTATGGAAAGTAAAAATTTCATGCTAGGACACATAGTTAGATTGAGAGCAGCCGGAATGGAAGATATACAAGTATAATGTTTGCCCGCCCAGAACAAGCACACGAACATAGTTTAGAAACATTAAACATGTTGCAAGAATACGATGAATTTATGGAAAGCATCGGTACACTAGTCGATATCGGATGCGGTAGCGGCCTAGATTTAGAATGGTGGGCCACCCGACTGTCTAGAGAAGACGAACCCAGGCCTCTAAATATTCAGTGTACTGGAGTCGATTTACTTGATCAAACGTTAAATCCAGGTCAGTACAATAATGTAAATTATCAAAAAGTAAATTTTGAAAATGAAATAACTGTAACAAACAATAGACCGTTTGATGTATTATGGTGCCACAATAGTTTTCAATACGCTATTAATCCTATAGCTACTTTGAGTCATTGGAGAGATATTGCTAGCGACGGTGCTATGCTGGCACTGATACTTCCTGAGACACAAAAACTACATCATAAAAAATTAATGTTTACACAGTCAACGGGCTGTTTTTATCACTATAGCATAGTCAATCTTATACACATGTTGGCCATAACCGGGTGGGATTGCCGTGCTGGGTTTTTTAAAAAAATGCCACAAGATCCGTGGATTCACGCTGTAGTGTACAAATCTGAGCATAAACCAATGGATCCGCGTACTACCAGTTGGTACCAATTACGTGAAATGGGCTTACTGCCTGAATCGGCGGAAGCCTGCGTTCAAGCCTATGGCGAACTACAGCAACAAGAGCTAATTTTGCCCTGGTTAGACCATAGTTTGAGCTGGTTAGGGCAGTATTAATTGATTTCGACTAAATAGTAGCATAGGAGATCTTAAACATGGCTCAACCACGTACCTTTCAATTTTATGGTGTTGCTTACGGCAATATTCCAGTTAACCTTACAGCTAGTATCAACGGTACTACTGTATTTTCGGGCGCTGTTCCAACTACGACCGACCCTTTTCCGGTACCGCCCGCTAATTGGCCTTTATCAAATGCACAAGGAGTGTTGTTCAGCATAGATAATTCTAGCGATTTAAACACTGATTTTTCTGGTAGTTTACCGCTGACAATAACAGTTACCGGCGGTGAAGCAGTTATTTTACAGAATATATTATGTAATTATTATCTAGGAAATACCAAAGCAGATCCTAATGCTGGAACAGCTGGTAATTTTTCATATAGCTACACAGGCACACCTGTAAACAGCGAAAATTCTACAGACTCGCGTAGTAGTGTAGTAATCAACGGTGTTGCACAACCAGCACCGAATCATGCTGCTCCGAACAATGGAAACTGGGCATGGGAACTTCCAACAGGTCAAACCATGACACATAATTGGAATATCAGTGTCGGCGTTGTAGCTAATGTAGCAGGTAATACTTCTACCTACTCAGGTGCATATAGTTCATTCCTCAAAGCCTAACCGTATTTTTAGGTTAAAAACCCTGGTTAAACCAGGGTTTTTTTATGGTTGACCAGTATATCCTTTTTTGCTATAATATTAACATAAAGTAGTAAATTAATCGTTAACTTCGGAAAAGGAAAAACACAGTGAACTTAAAATTAAAAGCAGGTTTAGAAGTAGCAGGTATGGTTATTGTAGCGACCGTTGTAATAGTTGGCATTCGGTACACACTCGACAGTATTGCTGACCAAATTGGTACAGAAAACACACTAAAAGGAATAATGATTGCAAGTATGGTAGGTGTTGCATATTTCCTACTTGGTATGCTGTACGATATCCGCCTGGCCAAACTCAAATACAACCAAAAACTCAAAGAAATGGTTGACCAGAAATAAACAAACCCGTAAAATATAGTATTACAAAATACAAAAAGGAGCTAACCTTGACAACAGTAAAAATTCGTAATGGCATGTATCGTGGCACTCGTGTCAATGATATGATGTTTACACTTGTAAAAGATTTCCAAACAGGCGCCAAAGGCAACTTTGTCACTGTTAAAAGTGATGGGTTCTTTGGTGACAATGTTCCGGAGAATGTTCGCATTACAGTAGATTCAATTGAAGATGTTGAGATTGCTGGTAGTGCTACACC